ATCTATGTGGTGCCACTCTGTCCAAAATTCTTCAACGTCATCCAAAAATAAATAATCACAACTTAACCATTCCTTGTCATAATTATCTACAGCTTTAGAAATCAAATAAATAAATTCTTGTATATCCGTAAATGTTTGAAGGTTTTTATAAAGATTTGCTTTGCTGATAGAAGAAGAACCGGATGCTCTAAAGAGATTTTCAATAAAAATATCCTTCTGATTCATCATACGAACTCACAGTTGACCATAATCTCGGTCAAGCAAGCCACAGTATTGATTTCTTGGTCAGCAACGAATGCAGCCTTGTACTGATAGTCAGCAAGAATCAACACAGCCTGTGGAATAGATTGAGGTTTCATTACATCATACATCGAATCGTAAATCTTACGGAATAATGTACCAGAATCCACTTCATTGGTTGCAACCCATTTACGAATAGCACCAAAGTCCTTATCACGGATAAACTTTACAACTTCATCAATAGAAACATCACCGATTTGAGCAAGAATGCCTGTATCGATTTTACCAAACTGTGAGTAACGCTGTAACTCATTTAGAATACGGCGAAAATCTGGAAAGTGTTTCTTTGTTAACTCAGCAATAACCTTGTCTTCATACTCAACATTTTCACTTTGCAAAACATTCTGAACTCTCTTAAAGAACGCAGAGGCCATCTTGGCTTTCTCACCATTCTTCAACGAGAATTCAATAACTGCACAACGTGAATGCAATGGTTCAATGATACGATTCTTGTAATTACATGTGAAAATGAATGAACAATTGCTTGCAAATTCTTCAATAGCATTACGTAAGGCTGGTTGTGTAGAATTAGGATTCAAATAATCAGCTTCGTCAATGATGATGACCTTGCGGCCACCAGTTAAACTCATTGACGAGGCATAATTCTTAATCTTGGTTCTGAATGTGTCAATACCTGATTCGTCAGAACCATTGATTACCATGTAGTCGCAACCGATTTCGTTGCACATGGCTTTCGCTACTGTTGTCTTCCCTACTCCTGCCCCACCAGCCAGCAGAAGATTGGGAATGTTTTTCTGATTCACGTATTCTTGGAATGGTTTTTTCAACCTTTCTGGTAGAATACAATCCTCGATTGTTTGAGGCCGATACTTCTCTGTCCACAATAGATGTTCCATAGGAACCTTTCACATAAATCATAATAAAAAAAAGGAACAATTATTCTTTGGAGAATTTACTACCTTGTTCTGTAGTAATCCAGTATTGCAATGTTACATTTTTGTTTTTGAAATGTGAGATGCCTTTTGATGAAATGGATACATCATATGTTCCAGGCAAAATCTTGCTAACATTTTCTGTTTTGAAAATCATACGATACTTACTACCATTACCAACAGTATCAAGTTTCAATGCATCAGTATGAGCAGAATCATTTTGTGTGTCTAATGTCACAATGTTTACTTCTGTACCATCAGATTCAATAGCAATTTGTGGTGAAGACAACACAGATGCCGCACGGAGAATCCAATCAAAATCTTCTGACGTTAGGTTGAAAGTAATTTCAGCCTCAGGCATTGTCAGTTCTTTTTCTGGTGGCGTGTTAATCATTGTAGGGTCACAGAAGCGGTACTTAATCTTAGAACGGCCTTTGTTGCCAACGATTACAACATGTTTTTCATCAAACTCAAATGATGGGTCATCTTTGTGTAAAGAAACAACCGACAAAAAGTTGTTTAGGTCATAAACACCAAAATCTGTAGGCACTTCTTCATTGATTGTCACTTGTGCAAGAATGTTCTTGTGTGACGATACGGTCTTTAGGGTTTTACCAGTTTTAAAGAACAGACCTTGGTTAATAGTACCAAAATTCTTTAAGACGGAAAGGGTTTCACTCGATAGTTTCATAATATACTCCAAAAAAATTAATCATTCACAGAATGGATTGTATCATGTTCATATAGAAACATGAGGCAACACATAGCATGAGCAAGGTGATGTTTGCCAGATTCAACATCTTCAATTTCACCCGTTTTCCAAGCCCATAAATGCCTCTGTAGGGCATCAAAATACCTGCGTTTTGAATCAGGTACTTTTTTCCAATTATCACGCTCATACTTTTGGGCACCAAATGTAAGAACGTCAACAGTAGCTTCTAATGCCTTCGGCGGTAACAAGCCGTATTCTAGCTTGTTACCATCGAATTTGCGACCACCAGTAGTGGCGGTTTGAGAAGCTTTTACTACATCCGTATCTTCTTCATCAAACCTTGGCGTCATAGTTTTCCTGTGTACTGTGCAACAGCAGGCATATTACCAGTAAAGGCATATGTACCAATGTGTTGTGTTCTCATCCATGGACACAAGAAGATTTTACCACCCATCTTGCGCCACATTTGGCAGAACATATAGTCTTCACTTAGATAACGTTCAGAACCACCGCCTGTAATACTATCTTTGGTATCAATTACTGTATCAAAGAAAGCATGGATGTATCGTGAGCCATCAAAGTTTGCTTGGCCAACATGGTCTGGTTTGTATTTGATAGTTGGATATTGTTTTTCCATTTTCTCAAACACTTCACTCTTAACCAACATGAAACCTGTACCAATTTCCATAACTTCAAGTGGTTCTGTTACAGTAAATTGTGATGTGCCTTTAACAACGTTGAAGACATATTCGCCAACAAGGTTCTCAAGCTCTCTAGGTTCCAAACCTGGATGTGTACGTGCCGCAGAAGCGATATTACCCCAGTTGATAGATTTCTTAGGATAAGGACCACCAATAACATCCTTATCAAGTGCTAGAAGTGCTAACACATCTTGCGGACTGTAATGAATATCAGAATCGATAAACAATAAGTGTGTAAAACCAGAGCGCAAGAATTCGTCAACCAAATAATTTCTAGCTCGAGTGATTAGCGATTCATTAAACAGGAATGAAAACTTAGTTTCAACTCCGTATTTCGCCATTGTAGTTTGTAAGTCTAAGCAAGACTTAACATAAAGGCCGTGTGACATGCCACCATACATTGGTGTAGCAATAAACAACTTTGCCTTTTTTAGTTCTTCAAGTTTAACTTCAATTTCCATAATGTATCCATAAAATAAAAAAGAGGAGGGATACTATTATATATCCCTCCTCTGAGTGTTATTCTATAAAGAATTAGGCAAAAGCACGTGTTCCTTGTGAACGAATTGCGGCGATGCCAGCAGCAACTACACGTTTAGTTGGTGTGCCCAAACGATAGAACGAAACCTTGTCACCAGATGGTGTAACACGGCTGTTCAAGTAGATTGCATAGCCTTCGTTACGCAATTCATTGATGGTTGCGGAAGGATTTGCAACACCGAAAACAGATTGCATCTTGGTAGGTGTCAATGTGTTGTAAGAACCAGTCTTGGAAAGATAGGCGAGGACTTTAGATTTAGCGGACATAGTAGTCTCCATAATAAAAACGAATCTCAATTGAGGGGAAGTATTTGAGAGGAGATTCATTCTCTCAAAATATGATATATTATAACACGTTTAAGTGAGTGTGTCAACACTTTTTACGGCAAAGAATAATCTCTGCCGCATTTATTAGAATGGAATTTCTTCCGATTGTTGTGTGGTTTCAGGCACAATAACAGGTGGCGCATCAGGATTAATACCTGCATCAATCTTGGTATACAAATCAACAAAACTTGCCTTTGTGTCATCATCAAAACGGTTTAAGCACAAGCCAATAGATTTCATTTTATCACCATGAATACCAAATGTATTCACAATGTGTACCAAACGGCGAGTGGAAATCACTTCATCACAACCACCATCCAAGAATGTTTTACGAATGGTATCTGCCCACATTACCAGTTTGTCGGCAAAGTCTTCATCATCACGACCAACAGAAACCAATTCTTTCTTAATGATTTTCTTTTCAATATTAGTTGGTGGCCATTGTTGTTCGTATGTATTGGGGAAACGCTCAAGGAACGCTTCGTTCAAAACATTGGTGAACATGTAACGACCATCATCTGAACCTTTACCTTTAGTATTTGCAGTAGCAAACACGGTGAAACCTTCAGCAGGTGTAATCAATTCACCTTTCTTTTTCAACATGAAAGGTTTGCCTTCAAGTACACGTTGCAAAGAGGAAAGGTTCTGAGCACCATAATCGATTTCATCAATACATAACACAGCGCCTTGACGAGCCGCTGTTGTTACAGGACCATCACGCCATTCCATATTACCATCAATCAACACATAGTTACCAAGCAAATCACCTTCATCAGTTTCAGGTGTCATTGATACGCAAATGAATTTACGGCGAGCCTTTGCACAGGCCTGTTCAATAGACATTGTTTTACCATTACCTGAATGACCAGTAATGAATACTGGAAAGAATCGATTTGATTTCACGATTGAAACAATATCGTCAAAGTCACCGAATGGGACATAATTGCGATATGGTGTTGGAATTAAGTTTGTAGTATCAAGGTCAGTAACTACATTAACAATTCTATGATTTGATTGTTCAACTGGTTTTTTCATAGGCACAACATTGGCTTGCATTGATATTAATGCGGGATTAGGTACAAGGTATTTACCACGACCAACACGGTTCGATTCTTCTTTGGTAAACCATTGAGCACCAGAAATGCCAAGAGTTGCACAAATGGATTTGATTTCTGCTTTAGTCACTTCGGCTTTGCCAAGTGCTTGCAGAGTGGACATAAACTTTTCACGGATTTCAGTACGAGCTGTCATAATAAATCTTTCATAATATAGGGTATATTATAACACAACAGGAGGTATTGTCAACCACCCTGTTGTATTAATACAACACTCAGGCAGCAATGCCTTGAATGAACTTGGAGACTAACACTCGGTTAATCTGTTTGCCTTTATTGAACTTCATAAAAGCATTCTTGAGCTTAGATGATGTAAGTTTACCATCAACCTCAATTTCACCATCATTGGCCATCAAATCATTTCCACCAGAAATTAGGAAATATGAATCATAACCAGGATTAAATGATTGTAAGAACTTCTGAGTATCCAATTTACGCTTCAGTTGTTTAATCAACTCAGCATCTACGTAAGCATCAGAG